CAGTAAAATCTCTTAATTTATAAACAGTGTTAACAAGACACTTTGTAGAGTTACCAATTCTTAACTGGTAAGTTAACTGTTCATTAGTACCATAATAAAAAGCTTCTCTATTAGATCCAGTTACCGCAAAAGAAAATAAATTTTGGCTTCCATCATTTATCTGCTCATGTGCAAATTTAACCCAACCACTCCATGTCCATTTTTGTCTATTACCATCACTGCTATTTGAAACTGTCAGCCTGGTATCATCTGAAGCGTTAAAACGTAAACTTCTTTCTACTTCGTGAGTTGCTCCTGCTCCTGCTGCTCCTGCTCGAATTGTGTCAAATAAAGCCATCTATTTTACATCTAAAGTGACAACACAATGAACATTGTCGGCTGCTCGTACAACATAATCTAGTCTATCAACTGCATTGGCTGCTGTCGATAAAGTAGGTGCTGTACCACCAGCAAATTTATAATCTGAATGAAAAGCTGCTGTTCTTCCACCTGTCCCATCTTGAACAATAAATATAGATCCACTTTGACCTATAGCATTTGAAGTCGAGCTAGGATCACCAAATGTTCTATTACCACCAAGAGTAACAGTATGATGTATTCCAGAATCAAGGTCAACAGTAATTGTTGATCCATCAGACAAGGTAGATACAGCAGCAGCACATCTGGAATCAGCACCAAAAGATAGACCTGTGCTTAAAGTAATTAATCCACTTGCTGAGTCATTTGCATCTGATCTTAAAAAACTACCTGCTTGTAGACCATCTACAACATCGGCATCAAGTCCAGAACCAGAACCATCTACAGTTTTTAGAAGAGTTAATATCTCACTTGCTGTCTGATCGGCAGTCGCTCCAGATTCAATTCCGTCTAATTTATTTTTTAGTGTGGTTGTAAAATTATTATCTGTCTGAGAAGCAACAGAAAAATCTAACGTACCATCACTGTCTTGATATGTAACAGTAATACCAGATTCAGTGTTGCCAGAAACCATACCGCCAACAATGTCTTGGACTTGTTCGTTAGTAAGAGTTGCAGTAATAAAACCAGCACCATTTGTAAGCTGATTAGTGTTAGTGACATTAGTAGCACCACTAGCAATTCCATCAAGTTTTGATCCATCAGTTGCAAGATCTCTGCCATCTACTGTCCCTGTAACTGTAATGTCTCCTGTTACATCAATTCCTCCACCATTAACATTTAAATATGTTGTACCAGCGACATTAAATTTAAACCTTGTATTTTCTAAAAATTCTAATACTGCTGTGCCGTTCTTAATATCAAAATCATTTACATCTAAATCTGCTCCTAATTGTGGCGAGGTGTCAGATACTACATCAGCTATATAGCCAGCACCATTAGTAATTGCATTATTGTTTAAAGAAATATTTGCCGAACCATCAAAAGAAACTCCAGCTATGGTTCGTGCAGTGGCTAAAGCTGTTGCAGTGGCAGCATTTCCTGTGCAAGATCCTGATGATCCAGAGGTGTTACCTGTAACATTTCCTGTTAAATTTCCTACAACTGTATCAACAGCCAAAGTATTTGAACTTGGATTATATGTAAATTTACTGCTACTTGAATCAACTGCAATAATTTTAGCCGAACCACTATTAGCTGTACTAAATAAAACTTGAAGTGCAGAATTAGTAGTCACTCCAGAAACATCAACTGTATCGGCAGAGGCAGCATTACCAGTAACTCCAATCTCAGTTACAGAATTATCATCTTTTTTCGTGAATAATTTACCAGTATCCGTTCTTACAGCTAATTCACCTGTTACAAGATCACTAGCACCTGGATCACTACCGCTTGCTCGTTTTAATCTGATTGTGTTAGCCATTGGCCTTGCCTCCTAATAGCTATTTTTTAATAAGATCCACCATCTATGTTGAAGCTAGATGCACTTTCATCTTCTAAAAATGTAACTAGGTCAGACAATGCAACCTGTTTCATCGTTCCAGCATCATTACAAACAAATCTGTCTGCTGCTGCAAGAGTTGTTGATGTAGCTGATGTTCCACCATCCATCAAGTTCAGTTCTGCGGTGGTTGAGGTAATGCCATCCAACACGTTCAACTCTGTCACAGTAGATGTCAAACTTGTTAGCTTTGTAACTGGTAAAGTTCCTGTTATAGAACTAGCTGCAAGATCAATAGCTAACTCTGTAGATTCAATAACAAGTCCACCATTGGATTTAAGATCAAGAGAAAGTGTATTACCTGATTTATCTAAACCATCTCCTGCTGTTATCTGACCAGCTCCAGAGAACTGTGCAAAGGTTAGATTATTCGTGCCCGTTACTGCTGATCCTTTGTTGCTAGTACAGACGAAGCCATTATCCGCATTAACAGTTCCCTGTTCTACGAAAGTAAACATTCCTGCTGCATCTGAACCAGCAGCTAAATCATCTGCTCTGGCTGGTGACGATCCAACAACATAAATACCATTTTGAGATGCAGTAGACTGATCTTTTACAAGGACTCTATCGTTAGTTGAAAGAGTAACGCCATCTATAGTGTCTCCATTATTAAGTGCAGTAGATATTGTTATATTTCCTGTAGTAGCTGCCACACAAGAACCTTTAACATCAAGACCTTGTGAAGTAGCTTCAACAAATCCCTTTGTTGCTGCGTCTTGAGCATTAACAGGATCAGCTACGTTGGTTATTGTTTGGCTATTTAATGAAACTGAACCTGTTGGTGCAGCCATTTGATCTAATCTATTTGCTTGAACACCTGTATCAAAATCACTTATCTTTGTATGAGCTAACGAAGGTACATCAGCAGCTACCATAGCTCTGAATGTTGCAGCACCATTACTACCATTTGGTGCAGCTAAAAATGTATTTTGTGTTCTACTCGTAAATAAGTCAGCAAAACTACCAGAACCACCAATCGCTTCAATAGTTGTAGCTGATCCACCAGATCCACCCGTTCCAATACCAACAAATAGCTTTTTACTGCCTTCAGCAAACGCTAATTCAGCATTTTCTAAGCTACCTGGTGCAGATGATCCTGTGGATCGCTTAATTCTAATCGTATTGGCCATTAGAAGTTTCCTCCGTCAACGAGTGATAGTTTTGTAGTAGTGTTATCTGCTTTTATAGTATCAGAAGCAGCGTGATAATACAGCACTGCGTCATCAACTTTGCCAGATATATCAAAGTTAACACCAGAAATGGCAGGACCCTGAGGTCCAGCCGTAGTAATTTCAACTGTAGTTACATCAGAAACCTGACTTACAGTTACAGAATTAGGATTGCTCATGCTGTGTAGCCCTCACTTACAAATAGTTTACCCTCTAAATAATAGTTTTTGCTACCACTTGGTTCTGTTAACAATACGTCATAAAATAAAATACTTGGAGTAAAGTTTGCAGTATCAGTATCGGCCAAATTCATGTCAATAATTCCATTAGCTCTATCTGTATAAGTTATAGCCCAATCAGCATATTTTGTGGAACGTGACTCATCATAAACTTGTGCAGCTACAGTATATCCAGTTAAATTTATTGCCGATCCAGTAGAGTCTTTAAATGTAAGTTTTATAGGAAAATCTGCTCTCCTTTCAACTTTAAAATTCTTTTTTCCAGGAATAATTGCCATTTTATTTAATATCTAAAGATACAGCACATTGAATAACATTACTTGACTTTATTATATAGTCAATTCTATCAATAGCATTGGCAGCCGTAGATAAAGTTGGTGCAACTCCTCCTATAAATTTAAAGGCACTATTAAAACTTGCAGTTCTAGATCCTGTTCCATCTTGTGTAATAAATATAGATCCACTTTGTCCAACTACTTGATTACTAGGTGCAGCAAAGGTTCTATTGCCACCCAAAGTAACAGAATGATGACAGGCAGTAGCCATATCAATAGTAATTGTCGCACCATCAGATAATGCTGTAATATTTGAAGCTGCTCCACCTGTTAATGAAACACCACCTGATACAACTTCAAACTTAGTAGATCCTCCTAGTTGTAATTGTAAATTACCAGTACCCGTTTCATTAAATACTGAATTAGATCCAGAATGACTAATAGTAAGATCAGAAGAAGTTCCAAATACTAACTTGGCATTATCAGCAAACTCAAGAGCATCATCTGATTTATCCCATACAACACTGTAATTATCTCCTTGAAACGTAACGTCAACTGTTGTTAATGTACCCGTCATTGTGCCACCAGCTTTAGGCAGTAAGCCTAAATTTGCTGAATCTATATTTCCTATCTCTGTAAAACCACCATTGCTTGAATTTCTTATCTTTAAAATATTTGAGGTTGTATTAAGAAAAGGCATACCAGCAACACATTGACTGCTAGTTAAGTCAGTAGATTTTGAATTACTAGATTGAATCGCAGCAAAAACAGCGTTCAAATCAATTCTTACGTTTTGACCTGAGTTATTTTCAATAGTGTAGTTTGTTACGTCAGCCACAGTTAAATACTATTTTTCTC